AATTGCCAACAGTGAAAAACTTCCGTATGAGACAGAAGGAGCTGCTGCTATTGAAGCTGATGTACGCTCTGTTATTGCTGAAGCTCAAGGGTATAACATTGTAGCAGATGATACGCCTATTAGCGTAACAACTCCTAATATTCTTGATTTAACTCCAGCACAACGTAATACACGTATCTTACCTAACGTCAGATTCTCTTGTCGTTTATCTGGTGCAATTAACGGTACAGTAATTCGTGGTGAAGTGTTTGCTTAATTGCAAACCCTTTTCCAATTCATTTCTCCTAAATATTACTAAGCACTACCAACAGGTAGATTATTTGTTGTGTTTCTAAATAAAGGTCTTGCAGATAAACCTCTATCTTCTCTTACAGCTCCAAACTCAAATGTCTCATCGTCAGGTTCTACATCAATAACAATGTCAGAATCATTTAAGAAGAAGCAACTATAACTACCTCTAAACTTTCCACTGTTAGTAACTGCAATATTGAAATAACCACCATTCTTTTGAATGTAATCTTGTAGGGATTCTAAGAACTCTACATCTTCACTGTTAGGTAATAAGCTAATAGAGATTGTTGTTGTAGGAACTGTTGAAACAGGAACTTGATAACTTGGATCAACACCAACTTCTAACTTACTTGTTTCTGAAGTGTTTATAACAACTCTTGTGAAATCAGACAAAGCTTTGTTAGCCACAATAACTTCACTATCAGAAGCATCGTAAGTTTCAATACCTGTAACTCTTTTAACGAAGTCTAATAAAGCCATTATCTCACTCCGTTGATTAAGCTAGTTGCAGAACCAATTGCATTACCTACAAACTGACCAACATCAATACCAAAAGCTCCTGCTACACCAATAGCTGAAGTGATTGTACTTAAGATATTAGCAATCTTGTCGTCTTGTTGATTACTACCAATAACATGAGAAACTTCATTACAAATTAAACTCCATTCTCTTGTTGTAGAATCTGTACCAAATGTAGCTTCAGGTTCTTGTAAATAAGCAGCCTTACAGAAGAATGTACTTGTTCCCATCTTATCTCTAAACAGGACAGGAACAGGGAAAGCAATTCCATAAGATTCTTGCATTTGATAAAGTGTATGTATCCAAGTATTGCTAGATACTCCACTATCCAAGATAAACCTAAGAGTGTAGAATGAATGAGAGTTCTTCCTAACCTGAGTCTTACCCTTTAAACTTCTCTTTTGTGAAAACATTGGGTCATTACGAGTTACTGTGACAAATGTCCCTTTAGTAAAACCTTCCACATTGACACCCATCATATTAAGCTTGAACTCAGATGGATCAATTAAACTAACCTTTGACATCAGTTCCTCTAACTTGTATGTTTATATAGCTCTAAATCGTTACCACAGCTCGTTATAAGCCTCTTATCAAGTAAATGGTATGTTAGTACCTTAAATAGATAAAACGCCTAAAACGAGCTTATATCAGCTAATCAAGACAACACTTTCTACGAAAGAACTGTCCAAGAGTCATCTACATTAATCTGGAAAGCATTTAAGATTGCTAGAGTGTCTTGAGGAATAGCTGAACTACCACCTATATTCTCTTGTAAGTTACCACAGATGATTGAGAACTCACGACCACTCTCTGTAGAACCAAAACTAACACTATCAGGGAAAGATGCTAATGATTCAGGAGAGAAGTAAATTGTACGAGAACTCTTATCAACTAAAGTTGTTTCAAACAAGATATTCAATGTTCTGTTTGTATTACTGTATTGACAGATAGCATTCATCTTATCAAGAGAGTCTGTAGATTGATTTAGTGTAAAACCAATCATACCTGAGTTATCTGGATTACGAATGAATGTAGTAGCCTTACCATCACCACTACCATTACGTGTCCAACGAGGATCATCACGTTCTACAGTAATTTCTGTATCAGGCATGAAACCATCAATGTTGATTTGTCCTGCAAAGTTCTTGTGCTTGATTAGAAGTAAGACTTGAGAGAAGTCGTAAATACCTGTTCTAATTTTAGACATTTATAATTGTTCCTTTATATTTATTAGAAAAGGGTTTGCAATTAAGCAAACACTTCACCACGAATTACTGTACCGTTAATTGCACCAGATAAACGACAAGAGAATCTTACGTTAGGTAAGATACGTGTATTACGTTGTGCTGGAGTTAAATCAAGAATATTAGGAGTTGTCACACTAATAGGGGTGTCATCTGCTACAATGTTATATCCCTGAGCTTCAGCAATAACAGAGCGTACATCAGCTTCAATAGCAGCAGCTCCTTCTGTTTCATATGGAAGTTTTTCACTGTTAGCAATTGTAGCAAATACACGTTCACGGATATTAACTTTCAACCACATCACAGCTAAGACAACATCAATCCATTCACCACTACCTGTCTTACTTGAACCATAAGAACGAACAGATTGTTCAATGTTAGCAGCAAAAGTGTAGCCTTTACTTTCCAATACTGTCATCTTAGTTAAGGTATCAACAGAAGGAGCTACCGTTACACCAACTAAACGCTTAAGTCTGAAGTTAACTGTTCCAGCAATACCATTAGCACAGCGACCAAGTAAAGCTGCTTCGCTGTAGTTGGGTAGAGGAACCTCTTCGTCACCTAAAGCATCATCAAACCAACAAGCTGTATTACTGTAACTAAGGGCTTTGATTTGACTAGCTAAGTCTGTTGTGTCAAGAGCTGCAAGAGCCACTTCTTCATGTGTACCAGCTAAGTACATCTTATCGTTAGTCTCAGCTAATCCAGCTAATGTAACTTGTGTTGCTGTATCACGTAAATCACTAATCAACCATAACCAACCTTGAGGAACCATCAATAGTTGATTGAAAGCTGTTAGGTAATCAGCGTTAGCTCCAGAAGCAGCTACACGACCAACTACAACATTGACAGGAGTAATCTCTTGTGAGAAGATTACACGTACAGCATTATAAGCATAAGAAGTTAAATCAAAACCATCTTCAGCCATTGCAGAAGAACCTTGATAAACTCGATAGATTTCAGGAGCAGTAAAGACATCGTGCTTAGCTAAAACAGCAATAGTATTTAAATCTCTTGAGTATGTGTTACTTGTGACGTTACGAATCTGTACGTCAACAATTTGGTTAATTAATTCGTTTAAAGCCATTATTTATTTCCTAAATATGTTTGGTGTAAATAGACAGTCTTTATCTATTTATCTCTACTGCATAAGAGATTCTTGTAATATTATCAATCTGAATTGTTAGAGCTGCCTCTGTTACAGAAGTTGCTACCTCTAAGATATATCCATTAGGTGAAGGGATAGACGCATCATCTGCAATAGTAAGAATTTCTTCATAAACATTAGCTGATGCAGGACCATTAGGCATAACAATGGATTTAGTTATTTGAAAACCACTAACAGGGTTACGAATACGTAGGAATAAAAGTTCTGCCCCCGCACCACCAGTAGCTTTACCTGAGTAAGAACCTTGTATTCTCCAAGCATGTACTTGTCCACCAATAGGGTTTTCAATCAACCTACCGTTAGGTGAACTTCCTCTAGTACCATCAAAAACACCAACATAACTATTTGGTGTACTATGAGGGTAAGTTGTTGTAGGAGAACTCGATAGGGTTGTTGTTGCACTAATAATGTTAAACTGTTTGTACACATTGGCTGTAAAGTTACTAAGAGATAAACCTGTGTAATTTACTTTAACTTGTCCAGATTCATTGTAAGTAGTTACACCATAACCATTAAGAGTTGTAGGCTTACCTGTCACATCTGAAAAAGAAACAGTTAGTGGTAATGAACCAATATCACTTCCAGCTACAGGAGTTGTTGTAACTCCTGATTCAGATATATACCCAATTGTTGTAGGAGAAGAACCTGTTCCACCAACCCAAGAGTTTAAATAGAAATAAACTAAACCTGTTGTTGTATCTTCTTTTAGTGTAATTATTGGAGACCAACCATTGACTCCATTAGTACCATTTGTTCCGTTAGAACCTTGAATACCTTGTAGACCTTGTAACCCTTGAGCACCTTTAATGTTTACTGCTTCAGAGATGTTTGTGGTAAAACCTGTTGTTGCAATATACACAGGGAATGTTGGTTTATTTGTTGCAGAAGGATTTGGATTAGTCCAATTAATAACTTGAAGAACTTGATCAGAACTTCTAGCTACGATAGAGATTACAGGAGACCATCCTGAGAACCCTTGTAAACCTTGAGACCCTGTAACTCCTGCTGTTCCTGTTAATCCAGTATCCCCCTTGTCACCTTTAGGTCCTTGTGATCCAATAGGACCGATAGGTCCAGTAAGTCCTGTAGGACCAGTATCTCCTTTATCACCCTTCTGAACAACTGTTGCAACTGTATTGAACAGAGCTGGACGAGGGATTTGTTTCATCTTCCCTGAACCATCTACTGTAACAAAAGTCACGTTAGCTAAGAGTTCTTCTTCAGCCATAACAGGAAGTTCTGAAGCAGGGATTACGTTTGTAATATTTCCTACAGCCATTAAATATCCCTCTCCATAGGTTGTTCATCCAATCTTGTTGCTAACACTTCAATGTGAGCTGTTCTTAGATTGTTGTAATCAATATCTTCTTTAACTTCCCAATAAGTACCTTTATAAAAGATTCTATCAGCAAGAAGAGCTTGTCCATTTACATCAACTCTAGCTTTATATAGGTCTTGATTTGATCTTACAGAGATAGTATCTTTCGATACATCACCAGCATTAGTCATTCTCATTTTGTTATAAACTAAAGCACCTTGAATGTTAGCCGTAATCTCAATAGTTTCCCAACCACCTTCAATCACTTCACCGTATTCATCGTAGTTACCAACAACACTTGCAACATTTCTCAATACTGTATATTTCTTTTTACCAAGTCTTACTTTACCACCGTGTCTTGACATACACCTTCCTTTTAGAATTTATCATAAGGTTTTTCAACACCAGCTCTTTTGTAAGTAACTTTGTATGTGATGTTATCTAACATTCTTCCACTATCTACCCATTGAGTTGATTTACCCTTAATGTTAACAGTCTTTTTATCAAGCTTTAAGTAATTCTGTTTAGCTACAGATTTCTTGATATTATCAACCATGTCTTGACCAATGAACTTTAGAACATTTAAATAAGGCTTACCTTCAAACAGATTTTCTACAACCATAGACATTGAATCAGCTAGGAAACCTACATCATGTAATGACTGTTGCACATAAGGTCGAGCTGGGATATAAACTACACCACCTTTATTATTAATCGTATAATGACCTTTCTCATTCATATAAGCTATGGACGCAATGTACACACCTCTACGAGATTTAGCAGGATCACTTACAGGATACTTCTTCCCATTAATCCAACCAAAGTCAACTTCTGTCTTATCTAATTTTTTAAGGTCTCTTAGTATCTTCTTATATTCTTTAGTGTCTGAAGTTATACGGCTTCTAAACTTTCCCATAACACTCCTCTACACTAAAACAATGTAAGGATAGTAAAGACAAGTATTCACGTAAGGTTCTATTGCACCACAATAGTAATATAACCTAGTTGTTTCCCACTCAGCAAAACCTCTATACTGCCCTTTATAGAACGTATCAGGAACTTTGTTTGAATCAGTTGCTAACTCAGTCATTTCATCTTTAAACACACCACCAATAGATAAAGGAGTTGATGCTCCACCATTGTAAGTAGGGTCTTTGTATTTCTTGTCTAACAATTCCAATCTATTTTGGAATGCTTGATTAGCATATCGTTCTTCTTGTCCACTACGTTCCCTCACATCATAAGAGAGAGTATTTAGGATAGTGAAGTCGATTGCTTTAGATCGTTTCTTTTTGTTAGGGAAAGCATCAATGTAATATTGATAATCTTCATCTGTTAAAATTGGATACTCTATATCTGTATCACCATGTTCTAATCTAAGAATTTGTATTTCTGATAAAGCCATTGTTCACTAATCCATCGCATGTTCTACTAAGCTTAACCCCATTTCTTCGAGAGCTTGTTGCCAATTATCTTGAGCATCACCATCAAGCATCAGGCGTTCATACAGGAACTCAAGTGCAGGCTGTAACTCAGAAGGTAGTTCCTGCTGTCGTAATTCATCATCACTGAATATTGCGTAATGCTCAGGCTTCCACCACGAATGACAACCCCAATAAATGCCGTCAGCACCTTGTAGTTTTACTGATAGATTGTTTTCACCGCAGTCGAAGATTTCGGCAATTTGATTGATCGCGTCTTTGTAAGCATCAGGGATGATGTTGACGACTGATAAGTTAAATTTCATACACCAGCCCTCTTGTTAAATTCGGCAGTAATGGCTGAGGTTTCACTAGGAGTTAAGGCTCTATTTATCACAATCAACCCACAATAGTCTTTGTTGTCCACATAGGTTACAGGGATTGTTTGACCTGTCAGTATTTGAGTTCCGACATTTGGTACAGAGCGAATCACTGTACAGCCTGCTAATTGTGCTGGGAATGTTGTTGTGAGTTTATCGTCTACTGCATCAAAATCAATTCTGCGCGGAGTATCTCGTAAAATAGGTCTTGCTGCTGAAGTAGATTGGTAGGCGTGGTTTCCGTGGAGTTCTTTTACTGAGATTGAATCTACTGTAACTGTACCTGCCGAACCTAGCGCGATATACAGTGCTGTACCGAATGACGCTAGAGTTGGGGTGTTCATTACGATGTCGAAAGCACCCACTGGAATAGTAGTGCCGACGCTTCCTGTACCGCCATTACGTAACGTACCTACTGTAGTTGACGTACCTTTCATAGTTATGCAATATGCTTTATTGCTAAGCCCTGCAAATAGCTGTAGCGTAACTCCGCCACCTGCGTTAGTTGTGAATGAGTTAGCTGTGAACGAAGTTACGGCTGCTGTTTTTACCCATGCGTTAAAATTCAAAGGCTGAGCAATTAATTCATCACCAAGCACCAAACCCTTACTTTTATCAAGCACC